AAAATCAAATCTGTTGCTAGACAAGAAAGTGCAACACCTCTCATTTACATATCTCATAGCCAAGACGCTAAGAAGAATCCGTTAGATTACGATGACAAGATCATGCTTGCAAAGAAAGCATTTGGTAATAAACTCATTGTTAAGTCAAATGCCCGCACTATCATTCAAATCATGCAAGAACTACAGAAGAAGTTCTCCAGAGTTATTTTGGTAGTTGGACAAGATCGCATTAAACAGTTTGATGATCTTCTAAACAAATACAACGGCAAAGACTATACATTCGACAATATCTCTATCGTATCTGCTGGTGATCGTGACCCAGATTCTGAAGGAGTTGACGGCATGTCAGCGTCCAAAATGAGAGTTGCAGCCTCACAAGGCGATTTCAAAAAATTCAAAACAGGTCTACCTCGCAGACTCCAATCAGATGCACAAGATGTATATGACATGGTACGTGGCGGAATGAAGATTGCAGAAATGCTAGAACTAGATGAAGCATTGACTATTCAGCAAAGACGCATGAGAGCAATTACCATGCGTAAGTTTAAATCGAAGATTGCTCAAGGTCGTAGACGTATGGCTAAGAAAGCCGCTACTATGGACAAACTAAAGTCACGTGCAAGAAAAGCCGCAATCAAAATCATTCGTAAAAAAGTAGCAGGCAAGAAAGGCGAGAAGTACGCAACTTTGTCTCCATCAGAGAAGATGCTTATCGATAAACGTGTCGCTAAGAAGAAATCTGCTATTGATAGAATCGCTAAGAAATTGCTTCCGCAAGTACGTAAAGCTGACCTAGCTAAACTATCAGGCAAGAAAAGTGCTAACGAAGAGTTTGAATCATTTCTATTCAATGAAGAGTTCGCACAACTTTTTGAAGAGCCCACTACAGGACAAGACCCAGATATCAAAGATAAGAAGGGTACACAGCCTGCAGTATATTACAAGGGTTTAGCCAAGTCAACTAAAGATAAGCGTGACGCACATTTCAAGAAGCACGGTAAAAAAGATGATGATGACAACTCTGCATATAAACCTGCACCTGGTGATGCAGACTCAGAGACTAAGACATCTAAGCACACTAAGAGATATCATCAGATGTTTAACAAAGAAGGTCAAATCAAATTAGATCGCCGCTTTCGTGCATTTCGTTCAAGAAAAGAAGAAGTTGAACTAGATGAGATAAGCATTAATACCGATGCTGAGAAGAGGCTAAAGAAACAGCATAAAGACGAAAGATCAAGCTTATCTAAAGAGCATGAGCGTGAAATGGACGGACTGCTTACTAGAGAGTTGCGTAAGAAGATCACGCAAGTAAACAAAGAAGAATTTCAATCAGAAAAAGACCTGATTGCATTCATCGAAGAGACTACTAATGATGTATTTGATCAAGTAGAACTAGATGAAGCAAAAGGTAATGAAGGTCTTAAGAAGAAAGCTGAAAAGTCTGGCATGCCATTAGGTATTCTACGTCAAGTTTATAACAGAGGCATCGCCGCTTGGAAAACTGGTCATAGACCTGGTACTACTCCTCAGCAGTGGGGCTTTGCACGTGTTAACTCTTTCATCACTAAATCATCTGGTACTTGGGGCAAAGCAGACGCAGACTTAGCCGCTAAAGTGCGTAAAGAAGAGACTGAAAACGTTACCGAAGCACTTAAAAATCCGTATAAAGGAAAACCCGAACGTGATCTAAAGCGTAAGCTTGCTTCCTTCGAAACTCAATTAGCCGACTTAATTAAAAAGAGCCGTTTCCGTCAACGTAAAGATATCGAAGGCGAAATACGAGATATGGAAACAAAGGTACAGCAAGTAAGGGCTGCATTAAAGGAAGATGTAAACGAAGCATTCGAAGAGTTTATCTCTGAGAAAAGAAGCACACAAGACCTTATCAAGTCTAAGCTAGGTTCTATTACTAACAGAAAGAACTATCAACAAGCAACGAAAACTTTGATAACTCTACTCGATAGAAAAAAGAAAGAATCGAAGGGTAAGATTAGACATGGCGTAGGATACTATGCCGCACAAATCGCAAAAAGTTACGCAGGCGTTGACGGCAGAACATTAGCAGATATGGTGCCTAGTGATTATGTATTCGAACAAGGCGGTGCTGGTGATAGAGGTACTGAAAAAGTCACTAAGCGTTACAAGAAAGATACTCCTGGCGAGACTGTCACTGAGTCAGTAGATGATCTATTTGAAGCACACTTCGAAGAAGAAGTTACTCAGAAGCAGTTGAATGACTTAGAAAGGTTTGCAGATAGATTACTTGACAAGTTTGGTATTGACGTAGAATTCACTCGCCACTTTGCTGATCGTATGAATGATGAACGCAATAAGCCTGCTATCACTATTGCAGAACTTCAGCGAGTATTCAAAAAGATTGCAAAGAACAAAGCAAAGAACATTCGTCAAAATCCTGACATCGAAGCAGTGCTTAAGGACATTCAAGCAGATTTGAACTTACCTATCGTAATCAACTATGATAGCGAAAAAGACGAATACGAAGTAGTCAACAAGACTATCATGCGTAAGAAGAACTTTGGTACATCTAGTAAAGTGATCAAGGTATGAAGAAGTTTAGGAACTTTGTGACAGAACTTAAGGTCTATGAACCTAAGTCCACAGATACTCTCGGTTTTACAAGAGACAAGATGCCTCAAGTAAGATCGAAGGATTATGATGGACTTATCAAGCATCTGAAGAAGAATAACGTTGCTGTAAAAAAGACTAAAGTTCCTGCTAAGAGTTTAAAGCCTATTCAGAAAGAATTTAACAAAGATAAGATTGTAGGGGCAATCGCTAAGATCAAGACTCTTGGTCAAGCAAAACCTCTGATTGTGAGTAAAGATAACTATATCATTGACGGACATCATCGATGGTTAGCCGCTCGAAATGTAGGTGGAAATATAGATATCATGCAAGCAGATGTGAAAGTTCATGAATTATTAAAACACGTGTACAGCTACCCAAAGACTTTCACAAAAAAGATACACGAAGGAAATGAAAATGTTTTGGAGAAAAAATAAAATGAGTAAATTTGAACTAACAAAAGAGATGCTGGCAGCAATGATTCCTGGCAACTCAAAAGTAGATATGTGGTACGATGCGATTGTAGAAATCTTTCCTAAGTACGACATCAACACGCCAGAAAGAATGGCTGGATTTATAGCACAATGTGCCCACGAAAGCAACAACTTCAAGTCACTAGAAGAAAACTTGAACTATAGCGAGAGTGCATTGAATAGAGTATTCGGACGTTACTTTGGTAAGTCACCAAAGCGTAACGCAAAAGAGTATGCACGTAACCCAGAGATGATTGCCAACTACGTATATATGGATGAGTTTCGTAAGTACAAGATGGGCAACGTTAAAGACGGTGACGGGTGGTTGTTTAGAGGTCGTGGATTAAAGCAACTTACTGGTCGTGAGAACTATACTAAGTTTGGTAAGACTGTTAACATGTCTGCTGAACAAGCCGCTGAATACGTAGCAACTGAAAAGGGTGCTATCGAAAGCGCATGTTGGTTCTGGAAGACATCTAAGTTAAATGCTATCGCAGACAAAGGCGATATCGTTAAAATGACTAAGAAGATCAACGGTGGTGATATTGGACTTGCTGATAGAACTAAGCGTTACAAAGCCGCTATTGAAATTATGGGTGGAAAGATTCCTGCTACTAAAAAGTCTAGCGTGAAGCATACAACTGTAGGCGTTGGTGACAGAGGAGACACTGTTGCGGCTGTACAGAAAGCATTAGGAATTGGCTCTGATGGTATTTTTGGACCTGGCACTAAGCGCACGTTAAAAGCTTGGCAAGCCTCAAATGGGTTGACTGCTGATGGAGTAGCTGGTCCTGCAACGTTAAAGAAACTACTAGGATAGTACGATGATTAAAAAGTTTAGCGATTTTAGAACAGAAGCAAAAGACTCAGGCGAGTACGATAATGAGGGTGGCATGGCTAAGACTCAACTTAGAGGTGTACTTGCAGATGCAGAACACATGATAGGCATGTTTGACGATGAAGACAATCTGCCAGAGTGGGTTCAGAACAAGATCACCAAAGCCGCTGACTATCTAAACTCTGCTCATCGATATATGATGAACAAAGACGGAGAAGAGTAATGGCTTGGGTTACAGTTACTAATAACACTGAGTGGGAATACGATAATGCCGCAACTGCATCTGACACTTATTCAGATACTCCTGGCACTATCGCTAATGGTATTCGAACATTTACTTTACCTGGTGGTAACGCTAGACAGACATATATCAAGTGTAGAAAAACTAGTAACCCACCTGCAACTGGTGAACTTGACAAGACATATTGGGACGCACAATGATGAAAAGCTTTAAAAGATATAACGAAGAAGCTGTTGATGCCGTATGTGAAGAGTGCGACATCTATGCAGATTTAGTTTTAGAAGAATCTGAGTATCAAGGAAGAAAGGTTACGCTAAACGACCCGTTTCGACTACCCAGTGGTTCTAAGAGAAAGTTTGGCGTATACGCTAAAAATGATAAAGGTAACGTGGTGAAAGTTCAATTTGGTGATCCGAACATGGAAATCAAACGAGATGATCCTGCAAGAAGAAAAAGTTTTAGGGCTAGACACGGTTGTGACAATCCAGGTCCAAAGTGGAAAGCTAAGTACTGGTCTTGCTATCAATGGCGAGCCAGTGCCAAAGTAGATAACTAATAAATAGTAACATAAAATAATTAAAGGAGAAACTCATGTTTAAGAAACCAGAAAATATTCGGCCATTGCCAGCAGGTATGGTAGATGCTTTCACTGCTAAAGTCGCTTCTCAGGGATACAAGATGCCTGAGGCAGAGCCTGTTGCAGAAGCCGAAGTAGAAGTAGAAGCACAGCCTGAAGAAGTATCAGAAGCAGTAGCATCACGTGGCGCAGATAAAACTAAACCAGGTGACGGCGACACTAAGATGCCTAAAGTTGCTGATGTGACTCCAGAAATTGGCATGATCTCATCGAAAGATAAGGCAGCCAAGTCTGTAGAAACTGCTGTAAAAGCCGCTTCAAAATCTCAACACGAAGAAATTGAACTCGTTCAAGACGGTGGTAAAGTAGAAGTTGAAGATGTAATGTATGAAGCTACTATGGACGAGAAGTCTTGCGTAGGCGAAATGAAAAAACTACACGCATCTTCATGCTCAAAGACAGAAATGTATAATAAGGTAAGCGAGAAGTACGGTTGCTCAGAAGAGAAGTTCGAAGAACTATACGCTCAGTATTGTGGCGAGGCTTATGAAGAAGTTCAAGAAGACAACTCTAACGACAAGTCAGACGATGGCGAAGGTATGGACAAAGTTCAACCTAAAGCAGTTAAGAAAAAGTTTGGT